TAAAGTTAGGGACGTATTCTGATCCTGAAGCTGCTACTCTCTGTCTAAGTTCTATTTCAACAGAGGATGCAGAAGTTGTTCTTGGTCTGTACCCCATCTGGTAAGCTAGTGTATACAGGTTACTAGGGTCCTGGGCGTACTGTAGATATGTTTCCTGTAGTTGTGAGTCTTGGTAGTATGATAATATATCTCCTACATATGCTGCCATTTCAACAAACATCATTCCAGGTGATGTAGGAGAGAAATCGTTGTATGTATCTGGAAAGTAGTTCTTAGCTAAGTCTACCAGTTGTGACTTTAAGCTGTTAAAGTCTTTGTCAGTGTATTTTATGTTAACGTCTTGAGCCATTATTGTTCGAAGTTAATTGTTATTTCATCCTCTGTTTCTGTATCTCGTATATTAAACTTGAGAGAGAATAGTATTGTGTTATCGTCTACTTCACTTTTAAGGGTGAGTTCATTTATATTTAGATTAGGGAAGTACGTATTTAATTCTTCACGAATAATAAGTTCTAAGCTTGTTAGGTTATCTCTGTTTATATTAGCGAATATTAAATTTCTAATCCCTGAACCGAATGATGGGTTAAAGTATCTCTCTCCTTTTCCTGTGAGAATAAAGTTAATTAAGTTAGACTTAATAGCATCTTTAGTTTCATACGAAGAATTAAACACAGCCTTACCCGAAAGAGGAACTGTAATACCTACTGCTCTTCTTTTCTCTAAATCTAATGGATTAATTCGTTTTGCTCCGTATGCCATATTTCCTTACCTTTTTATCTTGTTTGCTGCATTGAATACTTCTCCTGCTTTCTTAACAAAATCTAATTGAGTGATATCAATGCCTGGTGCTCCGCCGCTGCTTCTACCTAATTGAGAGGCTACGTTTGATGCCATTGAGTGACCTGGTGTTACCATATCGGATGTTCCTGAGAATACATTCTTATATTCTTCGTTGGTCATATTTTTCTTAGTCATTGATAGCATTTCGTCTAATGTTGTTTTGCCCATTACTGGATTCATTGGACTTGGTGCTTTTACTTCTACCTGGGTAGGTGTAACTGTGTTTGATGTAAGAGCTGGCTTACTCGCTGCTTTAACTGCCTCGTTCATTACTTCTTGTAACTCTTCTTTGACAGCTGATCTTACTTCTTCGCGAATAATTTTACGTAGTTGATCTAGTTTCATATATATAAATAGTTAGTTTATGGAAGTTGATTGTTAATTCTAAATTTTATTTCGTCTACTAGTATTCTTGTAGAGGAGCTGAATGATGATGGTCCTTTTAAAACCACTACTCCTTGGGCATCTTCTACTACTGCATACCGCCTTGGAGCAAATTCTGGTGATAATGTGTCTTTTAATATTTTTATTGTGTACATATTACCTGGTCCTCCGTCTGTACTTCGTTTAAAGTACTCAAAGGTATTATCACCTGTTTTGTTACTTAAGCCGGCATTAGAAGGTAGATTCTCTATCCCTGCTAATATTCTAGCTTTATCAGCTTGTGGAAGTTCTTCTACACAGGACCACAGTTTGATATCTATAGATTCAAGTTTATCCCTTAAAGGTCCTAATCCTGAGAATCCTAATTCTGTTAAGTCTTTGATTGCTTGTTGATCTTTATATAACATATCCACTATTTGACATGCAAGGTTAAGTAGCATTGCAAATCTATTCTGGGCTCCGATTGATACGGAGAAGATAACTCCTCCTCCAGGACCTGGTGGTAATCCTATTGTACCAGGTATGGCTATCATCTCTAATACCATAACTGTTACTTTACCTGCTTTAATAGGAGGGTCTAATATATCAGCAAACTTCTTAACGGGTTCTATTTTCTTTTCTAATCCGTTAATTGCATTTACTAAGTTATCCCTAACTTTTAATATCTTTTCGATTTCTGCTACAGGAGGACATATAGAACCTAATAGCTGTTGCTGTATTTTAGATACCTCTTTTAGTACTAGTGCATAGACCCTAGATTCTAGTTGCCCTAAAAATTTTGCTATAAACTCTGCGAGTTTGGATGGTGGTATACTACACGGCATTATTCTACAAAGGTTTTAGTTGACTTTAAAAGGGACTTACCTTTTGGATTGATTCTATTCTTAAGAGATTGAAAAGCTCCTAGTGAGGATGCTCCTTTCATATTTATTTGCGGTATAGCGTCTCCTTTTACAGTTGTAGCTGACATCATTGCTCTGGACATGCCTTCAAGTACATCTATAATATCTTGTAGATAAGTTTCAACTTGATGTCCTAACATAACAGGTTGTTTTGCGTTACCTGATGCTTTTCTAGCTCCTGATCCTAAATATATTTTATCTGCATCTACACACATAAACTCTTCTCCGTCAATGTTAACTGTTTTAGAGTTAATACCTACAGAGTCTTGACTAGATATAAGTACTTCGTTTGCTCTAGCGTTTAAGACTATTCTGTCTGAATTAAACAGTAACTGGGAGCCTTGATATTTAGAAGGTAGGTCTGGTGCTTTATCGTAAGAGCTTCGTTTTGTATTAGCTAAAATTAAAGGAACAGAATGATCTGATGTTAGATATATAGAGGAAGGGTCTTCGTTTATATCTTCTACAATATGAGTGAATCCTTCTGGAGTCTTTTTTTGACCGTTACTTATAATGGTGAACGGTTTATCCTTATTAGAGTCATCGGTTAATTTATTTTCCTCTAGTTCTGTTCCTGACATACGTATTGTTTGTCCTAGTCTACCTGATATAATAGTATCCCCTGGGAATGGCTGTAAGGGTGCTAACTTATCGTTTACATCAAATGCTTCTCCTATATTAACTCCTTCTTGATCTATATCTGTTGGGAATGCACTGTGATGGGGATGATTCCATAGGTTGTAAGCTGTCTGATAGTACTTTCTACCGTAGGGGCTGGCTTGTCCTAGATTAGTGCCAGGCCCTGTTTGTATCAGTATTATTTCGTTTTTAACAGGAAGAGTATTAACATCTTTACTAAGTGGGTAAGCTATACCTGAGTATACTATGTCACCAGTGTCTGATGTGTCTACTCCGTCAGCGAGATCAATATACAACACAACACCGATAGAGTCTGGTCCTCCGTACCTGTCGTAGTATTTATTTTCAGAATTTAATATAACATCTACGACTCTTCCAGGATTAAGGTTTCCTCTATCGCTATTGCTCAGTCCTCCTGTTTGAGATTTTGTCCTAAAGTTATTATCTAACATACCTGTTATTCTTTTTCTTCTGATGTATTAGTTGAAGCTTCTACTTCTTCTTGTGTTTCTTCGGTTTCCTCTAAAAGAGATTGAAGTGAATCAAAATCAAATATATCTCCACCCTCGCCTTTTGTCTGAGCAATTTCTATTCTCTGAATAATTGTTGCTAGCTTTATTAAGGCATCATCATTTTTAACTCCTATCTCCATATACTCTTTAATCATCGGCACTATTAAAGTAGCATCGCCAATACTCTCTATAAGGGGTTTAAGTTCTCCTATAAGAGCTTTTACTTGAGATTTGGTTTCTTTAGAGTTATCATAGATTTCACCAAAAAGATCAGAAAGGCTTTTGCCTTTGAATATTTCTTTATCAGTACTCATGTTCTTTTATTATAAATAGATTTAAAGTACCTTTGTACGTATTAATCCTCTATCATTATATTTTTCATAAGATTTATAGAATTCTACTTTAAGTTTATTAACCACTTTAGTAAGGTGAGGTGTCTCACAATCAGTCATTTCTCTGATGTATATGTAAAGGGCTTTCTTTTTAAAGATATCTAAGTCTTGTCTTGTTTTAAATATAGTGAGGATTGCGTCGGCAATGTTCTTTTCACTGGATTTTGTAAATAATGTGTCAAGCTGTTCGTACATCTCCTCTACATACATGTCTAAGAACTTACCAAGAGTAATAGCACTCTCATCATCCACTCTGTAGTCGGTATCGTAGCCGTCTTCCATTTCATTAAAGGTACCTATCTTCTTAAGCTTCTTATAGTTTTTATTATTGTAATTGATTAACCAGCGTTTTACTATAGTACCGAAGTATGAATAAGCTTTAGCACCATTGTTCTTATCGAACTTATCAATCTTCTCTTCTAATAACATAGAAACAACCTCATGTTTAAGGTCTTCTATCCGATCAACATCGGTGTAGTAAAATTTAAAAGTATGTATTATGTTTTCAGCTAACTTATAGAAGGGGTAGTAAATATGGTCTGTAAATATTCCGTTCCTATACTGCTGATTGTCTGACTCGTTATACCTATTTATGTATTCCTCTGTTTCAGAAGTAAAATAATTAGCGCTTGCTTTCTTTCTTGCCATAATTCTGTGGGAGCATATATCGATTTAATTCTTCTTGCACCTTTTTTAATTGATTAAAAAAATAACCGACCTCATCATCTGACTTGAAAACCCCACGTTCATCAAGGCTGTTAAGGTGCTTTTGTGATTCCCCTATAATATTAGATATGTTTTGTAGATATGCTGTTTGATCTGTGGTGACATCTTCATACTTCTCTACCTTACTTAATAGGTTAAGGACAATATACGAAAGTATTCCGGAAAAAGCAACTAATATGCTAATTATTATGTAAAAAAGTGTTGGGTTAATATCCATGTTATATATTTTTAAGTAAATTATTTAATCCTTCTGATGATTTTACCGGCCTTCCTGTAGAAGTTTTAACATTCTGAGGTTTGGAGCTAGTATTATTCTGAGTTTTCTTCCATAAATCATATTCTACCTTAGAAGCTAAGAAGTCTCCTGTATGTAAAACTGAAACCATGTTAGTTTTTTGTCTAGAACTCTCTTGATGACTGAAGAAGTATGCTTCGTTAGCTTTATCAAACACTCCATCGTGTATTCTAATAGCTATAAATTCTTGTTGATCACATTGAATGCCAAACTTCTGAAGAATATACAAAGATCTATCTTGAATTAACATAAAATCAATGTCTGGGTTATTCTTATACTTTTCTGATAGCTTATCTTGTCTCCATTTATCAGTCTGAGGTAAATAGTTTGGTTGTTCACCGTCTCCTAGTTTACCTAAATCATGAAATAAAGCAGCGAATACTAATTGCTCTTCAGAATAATCAGTTGTTCCACCCATTTCCTTGTATAAGTTATGCTGTTTAATAGAGTATTGTACAACTCTATTGACATGATCTACATATCCACCGGCAAAAGCATTATGAAACCAAGCTTTTCCACTAGCAGGAGCCATTATATAGGTTTCGGATAACGTTTCTAACATCTTTAGTACTTTATCTTTCCTATCTCCGGTAATATAGTGATTGATAATTTTTAAATGTTTATCCCAATTTTTTTGTATTTGTTCTGCATTTAACATAGGTAACCTTTTTATTTATTATTATTACTGTTTAAATATTATTTATTTAATTATTATTATATTATTAATTATTTATATTTTTTATTATTATATCTTTCTAAAGATTTATATAACATATAGAAGGTATTGAATTCTGGGCAGACT